AGTAGCATCAAGAATAGTAGTTACTGATGGGAGCTTCAATCCATCGGGTGTAGCGTAACGGCGACTTCCCTCCACGGTTTGACGGCTGAGAGGAACATATTGGAATTTTTCAAGGTACATATATCTCTATTATACAGATAAAATAGCCTCATATCAATAGTGATTGGACAAAGAAAAAGCGCCCTGAGGCGCTTTTTACATTTCTTGATTTTTGGCCGCTCTTTTGGCCATCTTGTCCATTGTACCAGAAGTGTCATCTGGTTCTTCACTGCCGGAGTTTTCATCAGGGTCACCTTTGAACATGACCTTGTCACCCTTGACATTTGAAATCAAGTTTGACCAAGGCTCTTCTTTGACTAATTCCAACAATTGAGCATGACTAATTTTCACGCCGTTGCTACTTAGTTTGTTCAATAGCGCTTTGACTGTAAACTTGCCCTTATAAGCACTGTCCTCAATATCAGATTTGATCTGACTGAGAACAGCGGTAGTGGCAACTCTGAGAGGATCGTCCTGCTCAAAGTCTTCAGCTTCGAATAGTTCGAACAGTTTCACTTTATCTACGCCCTCTTCCAGCGCCGCCCAGCTCTTCTTCTGGCTCTTCCATGTCTGGCTCAGGCAGTTCTTCGTCATCGGCACCTAGTTCGTCCATGGCACTGCCACCTATATCATCCATGCCTTCTTCATCGCCCATATCGTCCATATCATCCATGCCTTCTTCACCGCCGAAAGCATCAGGAGCCATTTCTTCTCCGCCGCCATTACCAGTAACAATACCTAGAGCATTGCTTAGGGCGCCCTTAGATGATGTTAGGGCTGCCTCTAGTGTTGTTAGGGCTTCAGTCACTGATTGTTCAAACTGTTGACCTTCATTGGTACCGATTTCGTTGTTTACACCGGTCACAACTGCTGGTAGTTCTTCAACCTTCATCTTACTGATTTGTTCAACCATCTTTTGAATTGAGTCAATCATGTCTTGAGCAGCCAAGATAACTTGTGATTTCTGAACTTCTTCGTTCTCCAACATGATTCGTTGTTGAACTCGTAGATCGCCGTAGTGATCGGTCAGAGCCTGTTCCATCATTACTAGCTTCATGTAAGCTGGGTTCTGGTGACGAACATGAGACTGTTTGCTAGCACGGGTTTCAGTGATTAGACCACGAACCTTCTTTAGCATCGTCTTTGTCTCATTGAGTTTTAGTTTATTAAAGTTCAAGTTGACTTCGAAGTTTTCTTTTAGAGCCTTCTTAGCATTAACTTTTCTACTGTTACTCATTTCATTTAATTTCATGTTAGGATTCCTTATTCTTGGCTTTAAGCCTCTGTATTGTATTTATCTTGTTGAAATAAATTTCAAGATAATTCCAGCATTGTTGGAGCTATTCTTTTTACTATTGATAGGTATTTGTCCAACTCAGCGACTAATTCTTGTTTTCTATAAGTCTCGTCTTGTATCTTGTTCAACAGGATAACATATTTGGAGGAGTCTGCCTTGAATTTTGACCTCTTATGAAGATTGATCTCCACGTCCAAACTGGATATCTTAGAATCAAGTTGATGTATTCTTTCACTGTCTTTGAATCTACCACTATACTCAAATATAATCCAGGCAAGGGCGTTCCTAACGCTTGTGAATTCAACTTCAGTAAACGTCCGTCTTGAAATGATCTTGTACCCATCATCTATTTTCATTATCAAGAATTGGTTAAATGCCACTATTCCTAGATCGGTCTTGACTAGAGATGACACTATTGAATGGCTGTATGTCTCTCTGACCACACTTGCCAGTTTACTGTATACTTCATTGATCGTCTGGTTCATTATCTATTACCTCAAAGTAAATGTTTCTAAATTCAGTAGTGGTATCTAATTTCTGAATCATCTTGTTCCACTCGGTCAACCCTGTTATCATCGGCACACTATCACAATCTTGAACTAGCTTACCTAACGGCGATGATTCATCTGAGAACACATCGTCCTGTGAAACTTCAAATGTAAAGTGCCATACAGGTATTTTTATTTTTGATTCGTAGCTATTGCCCATTTTCATTTTGGACAGGCTGGTCATTGTCTTTTCAGGATATGTAACTTCTTCCGCTTGACTTCTGAGACCTATAATCTGTAATAGGGTTTCAAAATTAGATTGTTGACTTCTCTTCAAGTTGTAATTTGGGTCAACTACATTGAACTCTTGGCGTCTGGTATTGATGCCCGTTCTAGTTATGTCAAAGAAGGTTGTACATTTGATTTTCACACAATATTTATCGACGTAAAAAATCCCTGATTATAAAATCAGGGTTTTGAGTTTAACTATCTAGTTATAGTTATTGATTAACCACCGAAGGTAGTAACAGCAACTGTAGCGCCACTTAGGTCGTAACCGGCAACAGTACCTAGAAGACGGATGTCAGCTTGTAGTGCTGTAGCGAATGCAGCAGTAACTTGACCGGCTGGGTATAGAGCGAACTTACTAGCACGAACTGGAGTACCTTGAACAGCTTGAACTTCGTATGTAGCAACTGTTGCTAGTTGCTGAATAGTACGGATAACTGCTTCGATTGGGCCGCCAGTTTGGAAAGCAACATCAGTCAAGTCAGCACCGAAATCGATACCGATGTAACCTAGAGCTGGACCTTGTGGGTTGATTGTAACGCCAACACCAACGGCGGCGCCGTTTACGTATTGTGGTACGTCATAGTTTGCTACTGCGCCGGCATCGCCGTTTGAACGTGGGAATTGTGCCATAATAATTTTCCTTTAATTTATGTTTTGAAATATCAACCTTATGATATCTCTGATCTTATTTATCATTCTCTCAAAAAAACTCTATCTTATCAATCAGTGGATGATCTTTTCAGGCTGTTTACAAACTTACTTTGGTCTCTGCTTTTGATAGCGATCAACAATTTCTTCTCTAACATGGCACTTTGTTCTGGTGTGAAATTACGCTCAATAACTTCCATTAGATGAATAGCACTAGCAATCAGATTAGTCGCCCTATTTTCAATGATGTGCTTAGTATCATGAGTTCGGCTAATCGCTTCCAGTTCTTCAAGCAAAGATTTTGTTTGTTTCTTCATATTGTATTTATCTTAGAATGTCTTGGATTTACATTCCTGTTTTCATTTTTCCGAGCATTGCCGCCAATTTACTACTCTGAACATCAGCCTTGACATTTCTAATCTCACCTGTATCCTCATCAACGGTCTCACTATTGTAGCCAGGGCTTGCCTTGATAGTACTGCCAGTCTTGATCTTGTTCAAGATACTGTTAGTTACGCTACTACTTGATGTCTGACCGTTCTCACCATCGCCACCCTCGTCAGTGATTCTCATAGTCTCCATGTTGTACTCAAGATCAATCTTCTGACCAACACCGGTACTACTACGACTCTTCATACACTGAATCTGGTACTTGCCTCGTTCTTTCATTGCTCGACTTGTAAAGATACCGAACACATTGTCGGCAGTGTTGATCTTTGAGATACCACCGGCAATGTGACTGTGATCAAATTCAACTTCTTCAACAGCACTACGGTTCAACTGTGACGCTGTGACCATGAGAATACCTAGTTCTTTTGCCAGGTTTCGTAATTCTTCCGACACGTACTTGTCTTTGATGAACTGGTCGTTTGGGTTTACTTTGACCGACACTGGCATAACCAAGTCTAGATAGTCTACCATGATGAAATCTACCCGGTGTCCTGTTTTGATTTGATACTCTTTTAAGAAACTACGGATATCGTTGACATTACTCTGGGCAGGCATTGACTTGATCTGATAAGTACCAGACTTCTTACCTACCATAGCAACTTTCAGACTAGTGTTGTCAATGTCTTTACGGATGTCTTTGGTACTGGAATTGATCAACATGGCGTCAGTACGAAGGCCGGTCAACTCTTCACTCAATTCAAGTGACACATAGACACCGTTCAAGCCTTGCTGTAGCCAGTTGAGGGCGATATTCATCATGACCAGGGACTTGCCACTACCTGATCCACCGGCAAAGATATTCAATTCGCCACGACTGAAGCCGCCATAGAGCAGTCTGTCTAGTTGTGGCCAGCCTGTCGATACTTGACCACCGTTGTCAAAGTACTTCTTCAATCTACCGCTCGGGTCAGCAAAGTAGTCAGTGCCTAGGTCTTTTTGTAGGCCGATCTGAACAGCGTCCTTGATTAGTTTCTCAACAGGACCAAAGTCACCCTTCTCTAGGTATTCTGCCGCTTTGAAGATGGCTCGTTCAAGTTCTTGACGCTTGGTGAACTTCTCAAATGAATCCATGAACCAATCAACATCACTATCTCTGAGTGATGGGATAACTTCAATGGCTAAGCCAGTGGTGGCACTTATCTGGTTTACATCGGGAATCGCCGTGTATTTTTTACTAAAGTCAATCATGAACTTGACAGTGGGGCGAAGCGACTTGTCAAAATTCTCACTGTTCAAGATGTTACCGACCCGAGTGAATATACTGGCGTCCGATACCATCATCCTCAAGAATAACTCTTGAATCTCTTTACTATATTCCTGAATTTCATCACTCATTTACGAATTTCTTTCTTTTCATTTCAACTATAATCCGGCTGGAAGTCGAGGCTTCCAGTATACTCAATAATGTGGGTAGTCGGCCGTAACGAGCGACAGCATCATTGACATCTTTGACTTCTGAACTCCACTCGGGAATACTTACACGATAGCCCAAATCTAAGGCTCTGGTACAGATACTCATACCGGCACTATCTCTATCCGGTACCACTATGATTTCTCTATTCAATTTACCTATTAGTTTTGCTTGCTCATCAGATATATTGCTTCCTAGGTAGCCACAGCCACCGATACTGATGGCATCAAATTGACCTTCTACTAGAATACAGGCGTTCGCCCTACTTGGCTGGGCATCGTAGTTGAATACATACCCTCGTTGTTGTTCAGAAATGTACTTAGGGCCGCCGCGGTCGTAATATCTACTAGTATATCCTACTAGTTCACCATTGTAATAGTACGGGATGATGACTCTGTTTCTATCTCGCTCTCGCTCGGCATCCGGCGTGATATAATAGGTATAACTATCTGGAGCCAGTTTACGAGTCCATAGATAATCAACATGTTGTTGATGTAGTGGAATTTCGGCGTTTAGTGGAATACTGCCTTCTGGCAATTCTTTTTTATTGAAGGTGATTACTACGGGCTTGCCGTCTGTGTTGATATCATATATGCTTTTATTACTAAAATTCTGAAAACTCCACCTATCTATTTGAATCTTATCAATGCCGCTCCATTCTAGGAGGGATTTTGTGTTCCGACTGAATTGTTTACCGGGGCTAGAACCACATTTGAAGCCACAATTGAAACAACTATATGCCCATGTTTCGGCATCACTGAAGATTATACCGGCTCTCATTCGCTTGTCTGGTTTATGACCACGATGGTGGCAACAGATGGCATTGAAGGCATGCCAGCCACCAATGGTGCTTCGCTTCTTTCCTGGAACGATGGTGAGTATATCTAGATTCATAATCTAGATTATATCATAATTATGTGTTACATTCAATAGCGTTTGGAAGATTAGCGGTAGAAAATTTCGGTAACATCACCAACATCAGATTCGTTGACAAATACCAATTTCACATATGGGTGATATCCTTCAACTGTATTACCAATTGAGCCTGTGTAGTCAGTTAGGGATTCTGGGGTGGTAATGTCATATGGTAGACTGAAGTCGCTGGTCACACTGCCTATGATTTGGAATGAACCGGTAAACGATTCAAAGATAGTCTGAAGGGTGAACCCACTCTTATTCAGAGTAGGAATAACGCTACTTGAATATGTTTGTGGTATACCTGTAACTACAGGAGCATGAGTTGGTATTGAAACGATCAGTGATGGCATAAAATCAGGCATCACTCCATTCACGATATTCATTGTACCTCTAGAACCACCTAAGGCATCAGTGAACGCTGGATATTCATAACTACCTGAAGTTATGGACAGAGTATAGAAAGCCTTCTGTATCTCAATCGGATCAATATCAATGTCTGATATTTCAAGTTTCATTAGACCAGTGATTGGATATATGGAGGTTAAGGTTTTTTGAAGTAATACGGTCCTGCCATCAGCGCTAATAATTCTGGCAGTGATGGTCTTACCTGTTAGATTGACCGGTTTCTGATACTGATTGATGAATGAGAATTCTACAATATTATCAACACCTTTGACTACTGTTAGTTCTTTGGCATACACTTGTTCATACCTCCTAGTGGCGACCGATGTGACTGATTCCAGTAGAACAACTTCTTGGCGTTGATTAAAAAAATACACTTGGGTTTGTACAGACACATCATTTTCCTTTTACTTATTTATCTTTTTTCGGATGATAAATAACATCAATGTCTAGCGATTTCTTCCAAAAACTCTCATCCACTCACCCATTTATAACGGTCTGTTCTTATAGTGGACAGGAATTCGTCGGCATCGTTCAGAATAGAGATGATGTAGTAACGACATTCTATGATTATGGAAGTATCATAGATCAAGAACTAAAACAGGAATTTTTGAGATTGGCAGATGAATGGTGGTGGAATTCTAATAGAATGATACCAATTCATCTGTTTTTACGAGAAGATTGGGCGATATTCAAACCGTATCTGAAAACATTCACAAATAAAGGCGTTGAGATACTACACGGGCCAGCAACTTCGCTCAATGACCTTACCAAGAAACGAATCAAGCGAAGATCAATTACGGTTGTGAGGCGGATGCCTTGAGTTTGGCAGAGTGAAGATTCATAGACACCACCACTAAGTGGGAATAGGCAAGGCTGTGGGCCTTCTTGAATACGAAACCCTCTTCACTAGGTAACCAGATAGTCTCAGCAACTTCACGCCAAGGCTTACCAATCAAATGTCGCTTACCTGGTCTGATCACAGCGATCATCATTGCCATTCTAGGAATACTATTCACCGGCTCAGGCATCTTACACATTGTATCATAGTGTTTGTTGATGTGAACGATCTGTTCTACCGTTTTTCTATCTGACAACATTGACCAGTCGGGCTCCTGCATCATTTCAATCAAGTGTTCTTCGCTCTTGATATCATTGTATAGGTTCACATTTAGGAGGTCTAGTTTGACATAGCCTCGTTTCTCTGCCTCATCATAATCTAGACTAGCGAAGTTTCTTGCCGAATCATATGGTATGTCAGTGACATACACCCCGGTAGCGTGTTTACGAGCGTTACTATTAGTGCCAATTGCCGCAGCAGTATGACCTATAAGTCCCAGGAGGGCATCACGATTCGCTAAGTCAATGTCAATATCTGAGTGAAATTTTGTTGTCATATGCCTGCCATTTCTAATAGTTTTCTAACTGATTCAACTGATTCTTTATCTCTCATGAATTTGATGTTCCAGATGTCGGGATTGATATATTCAAATACCATTTCTGTCTGGCCATCATTGAGGGTAGATAGAAAATGTCTGCCGCCCTCACTATTGAACAACAACCATGGACTGATTTTACCAGACACTATCTTGTGGCAGATTTTATTAGCATTGGTATAACGAAGAACATCACCAATCTGTAGGTTATCTTCTTCGGAGAATTTCAACAGTGTTTCTACACTCCGTTTGATGGCATCCATACCGTCTTCTAACCGGATGTACTCAATCAAATACTTGTCGTAGTGGCGGTCACTAGCCCACTTGTCTAAGGATATCTTTTCTTTGAGTAGCCATTCAACATACATTAGTGGATTGATTACTCCAACATCTACACAATAGGTGCCATACTTTACAAAGCCGCCGTAATAAGGACTACCGGAAAAATCACGATATTCCTTCTTCTTACCACGAGGTTGGTATTGTTGATAGAACTTGGACCAGGCGATGAACGCTATCCTGTTCGCTGGCTTGTCCCTGTCCATCCATCGGCGCTTGGGCTCACACAAGTGTTTCAACAACGAACCAGGCTTGACAAATGTCTTGTTACAGTGTTCACAGCGAAACTCTTCAGTTGCCACATTCTCGTTCATAGTCATCAATGTCTTGTTTGGTTACGTGTTTAGCAAGTTCTTCAATGTCGGTGACCTTCATTTCAGGGAACATCCTTGCCAGTCTGACTTTGTGGCGCTGTTCAGTCACATATTGAGTGGCGGCATCATCAATGTCACTAGTACTAGCGCCAGCAAATACTTTTGTAAAGTATTCTTTGACTTCCTTCTTGTTGGCTTCTGTCTTGAACTCGCCTAGTTTGCTATTCAAGTGTGGAATCCACTGATGGAATTGTTTACCCATACCAGGAGATGCAGCACATAACATCAACCACTGAAGTTTTGGATGTTGTTGTACTCGCTCATTGAACATGTGTTTGTTGGCATTGGCATCCGTACTCATCACATAGTAGGCACCTAACATGCCACTGGCTTTGATAGCGCTTGTCCAGTGGAGCAAAAGATAAGGCACAAACTTCTTTTGTTGATCCTCAGTTAGGGTATCGAACCACCCATAGTCTTTCCTGTCAATAGCCTCAAGTGCTTTGAACAAGTCAAAATCTTGTGATTCTAGTTTTTCATCTTGGGGTACTGCTGGTTTACGAGTTGCCATTATTTCAATCCTGTTATCCAAGGGCTCTTGATGCCCTGTTCGTAGAAGTCACGGGCACGACCAGAGTAGTAAAACACTTCACTACACTGGGTACACCGATAGCGATGTAGGTCAATATCTTCATATGTTTGGTCAGTAAAATACCGCCAGTGACCGGGCACAACATGACCCCAGTCGTTTTCATACTCGTCAATCCATTCACTGGCTGCCTTTGTATGTGTACAAGTCATATTAGAACGCCATGGAAAAATCAACAATTTCACAATTCTTGCTTATTTCTTTGACGAAGTATACACACCTGGGTTTAGCGTCATTGTCGATTGGCACACACAAGAATTGTCCATTCTTCAGTCGTGGAGCATACCAAGTTACATCATTGTATACATCCATGATTTCAATGTCAAGGAAACTGGGTTTGAAACCTGAGAGGGGGTTGAACTGAAACGCTTTGAAGCCTCGGTCATTGATAGAGGTCAGTGGTAGGGTTTCAAGGTCACCCAGGTCAGGCTCACCAATCAAGATTTGCCAGTCTAGAGGCATCTTGATTACTGAGTCGCCAATTCTGAGAACTAGGGCCGGACTATTGAACGACTCCAAGAAGATCAAGGGGATGAAGTAGTAGTCACATGTTGATGGGTTACTATTGTCCAGTATGGCGAATCTAAGATCATCAACTTCTTCGGGCAGGGTGGTGAGGTCATAGCGATGATCCTCTAAAACGAGTATATTCATAGTCTTTATTATATCAGGTTTGTGGTCGAGAGTCAATCAGAACGGTCACTTATATTCTATTTTTTCGACCGAGAAAGGATAGTTGGCGTCCTTATAAAACGCTTTTCTGGTTGTGAGGTGCCGTTTAGAAAACTTACATGAGGATGTGAGGTCATATATTTCAACGCTATCCTTGTCCTCTGCCTTACGAATGCCTCGGCCGATACTCTGAATCACTCTGACAAATGATTTACCAGGTTCAATCAAGACAAGGTTGAAGATTCGTGGTATGTTCAGACCCACAGCGGCAATTCCGTATGTAGCAATGATGATCTTGTTGGTAGCCGTAGCGACCTCGTCATACTCTGTCTTTCTGTCTTTTGACTTTGTATTACCATTGACGAACACGCTGTCCGCCATTCTAGCGGCAAGAGCCTCACCAGCGGCAACTCTGTCCACCAGAACTAAGGTATTTCCCGACTCTGCCAATACAGATACAATCTCGCCGATCTTGTCCATTCGCTTGTCATTCTCTAACAAGAACTTCAACTCACTCTGATAGTTGGTAAACTCCATGTGATCTTGTAGTTGAACGATATTCACATGACACTGGGCTAAGACACCCTGATCTTGTAGTTCACTAGCACTCAACCGGTGAATCACTGGACCAATGGTACAGAACAGGGCTTGAGCGGCATACTTGTCTTTGGGAATGGTACCCGTCAGACCCCAACGAATAGGCACAT